ACAAAAAATAATAATAAGAAATATTCCTAATAACAATGATAACAGTTCTAATGATATACACAAATATTTAGATTCAGGTCTATCTGGTGATACACCAATTATATTAAATAATGGAAACAAAACAACACTAGATCAATGTAATGTAGGAGATATTTTAGTAAATAATGTTAAAATAATTGGTAAAATAATAATAAATGCGGAAGATTTAGAATGTTTAGAATTAATAGAATTAAGTGATAGATATATTGTATCAACAAATAATACTAAATTTGTAAATCCCATTAAGAAAACCAAATATACCTTAAATGTAAAACCAAAAACATTGTATCATTTAAAGAGAAGGATGATGATGAATGAACAGACCAAGTTGTACTTTGCAATGGAACATATACTTCATCTAGGTGATTTGTTCGAGGGTAATGAGTACCAACAGTACTTAGAGGGACATCTTGCTTCAATACGTTATGAAGTAGAGAGACAGACTAAATTGGTAGAAGATAGGAAGGGCATCCGCACGTAGCTCCAACTGGTATCACTAATACTTTTCCACAGGGTTGTGGAAAACTTGTGGATAAACTGTGGAAAACTACGTCATTTAATAAATGTTAAATAAACCATAGTAGGGTGTTCTATACCTTGGTTAAGGTTGAGGGATTTGGGGGTCTTAGCCCGCAGTCTAGCATTTGTCAACCAAAAACCTCAGAAACTTCAAAAAGTGTAACAATTCGGAAATTACGAAACTCAGAAAGTTCAAAAGTTGACTTTTTAAGAATAATAAGTTATAATAGAATTAAATAATTACTAAAATGCCCGAATTAACCAGTTTAGTAGGTTACACAGAAGTCCCATCCTCTGCAATTGAGTATTTGGAGTTAGATTTTGACCATAATTATGTTAAAATTACATACAAATCTAACCTAAATGTCCAATATTCTTACAAATGTGAAGATTTAGAGGAATTTCAATCATCATTTATGGAACTCAGTGGTAGATTAGAGGCTGAGCAAGACAGAAATGAAGAGGAGGAGCTGGTAGAAGATGTAAGTACCACTATAGAGAGGGAAGATGCATCTATTGGTAAGTTTATTAACGAACGTATCCAGTCTGGTAATCTAAAGGTTGAATCTAGACTAGAGCAAAACGAGCATATGCTCAATAGGGGTTGGGACGCTTTCCAAGGTAGCACAATGCCCGAAGGTGCCGTGGTCCTGGGTGAGGATGATATCAATTTTTCACAGCCAGTGGAAACCAGTTCACAAAGTGGCACAAATACGTTCGACATCGATGCTGGAGGGACTATAATAGAAGAGTCAACACCACCAGACCTACCAATTCCATATGAGAAAGATTGATGCTCAACTCCTATCTGCAATCCAGTACGGCACATCATTTGCCAAGGGTAACAGATCAGTAACACACACTGACGACGGAGTAGAGGTAAGATTCCACGGGCACCACATTGCAACAATTGCAAAGGGAAGGTCCAACGTTTCAATCAATAACTGTGGGTACTGGACCGTGACCACTAAGCAGATCCTAAACGAGATCTTACGTGATGTGCTTGGCTACGGTTTGTTCCAAAGGCAGTTTGATTGGTTCGTAAGCACACCCCAGGGAGATGTTGAGTACTTAGGAGCTTGGCAAGAGTTCGCCTAAATACTATCAGCATTGGTTTCTTTTATATGTCAGGTCTAAGGAATTTCATCAGTATACCACACATCGAGGTGGCACCTACTGAATCTAAACGTTTTAGAATTACCTTAGACCTGACATTGGAAGACGACCCGACCCTGTGGGATTGGGAAGACTTACTAGAAATTGATAATCCTGAAAAAGTCAATTCTGTCTTTTTTGAGGATTTAAGTTAAATCATTTTCTATTAAGTCTTTCAATTAAATACTTTTATTTAATAGGGTATGCTGTAGAGTTCTAAAACATTCAATGACTCACACTAAAAAAGACTTAGTTAAGAAATTGGTAGCTAACAGGATGGCTAAACTAGTAGAGAGTACACCTGGAATAGACTATCAAAAGGTATTAGATAATCTATACAATGAGTTTGGAAGTAAGACAGTAGAGGATATAGTACTATACTATAACACCACAGCCCCATCGGGGAGTGAGAAGGTGACAGTTGAACAAGTGTCTGATTTGATCTGACATTGGTATTGGATTTGCTATAATGGATATGTCCACAAAGGAGAATCTATGCCAAATTGGTGTCAAAACAGAGTTTCTTTCTATTCTGAGGATACATCAGCATTAGAGAAACTACTCAATATATTTCAATCTGACGAACCATTCAACTCAATAGTTCCGTCACCCGATTGGAAGACTACACCAAATGACAAAGGTGATCTACCAGTTAAAAGGGAAATGAAAAACCCTGATGGTAGAGTGGTCTATACTACGTATGACTTTCCAGATGGTCAGAATGATGATCGTTGGTACGATTGGAACATTCAGAACTGGGGTACTAAATGGGAAGTGAGTGACGTTGAATGCGACCATTGGGACGGCAACTCATTTGAATGTGAGTTTGAAACTGCGTGGTCACCACCTGAGGGAATATTCTACGCATTGCGTCAACTATTTCCTGATGTTGATGTCACGTGGTTCTATGACGAACCTGGAATGATGGTTGCTGGATACCTAGGACAATGAAATCATTTCTAATCGAGTGTGCAGAGATTAACTACTTCACAATAGAAGTAGATGCTGAGTCCGAGGATCAGGCAATCGAGAAAGCACGTGAAGACATTAATTCATTTGATGTCATAGACGAGTACGTCTCCGAGTGGGATGTTAACACGATCCGAGAGTTAGATGCTGGTGGCTGTGCCATTGGTTAAACTGTCACCCACCCCCTACTCAGGGGGTTTTTTATTGCTATAATGAATATGTTGAGGGAAAGTTTAGACGCTAGGCAGGGGTGAGCAACAATCAGATGCCCTTAGGTGCACGCTGTGGAAAACTGCTCTTTATGTTTGGAGACCTCTAGTACTCATTGCGAGTTTTGAAGTCGCTGCCCTCAACATCCAATTTATAGGAGAGTCTATGTCATTTTTCAAGCACGTTCAACTTCACGAGTACGACATCACCGACAAAGGTATTAGTCAAGCGTGCTACGATGAGATGAAGCGTGACGGGTACATCCTACCAGAGGATGAACTCAGAGTCCTAGCTGATTACAAGCGTGAGCAGTTCAAAGAGTATATGCGTCCACTGTTCGCATAAATTCAGGCTGCCAACCAGTTCAAGAACTGGCACACACTGACCCCATTCTGACGGATGGGGTCTTATAATTTGTATATGACACACAGAAATCTACCACTCACCGAGGCAACTGAAACCGCATTGGTTGACGCACTCGTAATGCTCCGTGACCTCGGTTGCCCTGATCACATTGATGAGGAGGCATTTGATGAACTCTGTGACAGAGTTTTTGAACCTACACCTTGGGATTACAATTGATGTACGGCGATCTCTATCCTCAGCATTTCTATGCTTCATTCATTAGAGCGAACGGGTACGATCTCAAGACAGATAAACCCAAACCCGAACCAGTTAAGGAAGTGCCACAATGGTACTTGAAAAGACACCCTGATTCGAGTTATGATGATTACATCAACGAACTTCACGAGTATTTAAACGGACTATGAGCGTATTACACCACGAAGACATTTTAGAGGATTGCTACTGTGAGATCCTCGAAGAGTTTAGAACTGATCTACTCTTTATGTCTCAAGAACAGATAGACGCAATGGTCTATCAAAGATTCGAGGATAAGTGCCAGTGAGCACTATCCTCTTTTTTATTCACTTCTTTACTGTTATTATGCCCGAAGCGAACGACTGCACATTTGATGCACTAGTCGAGAACTATACAGACATCGTTCTTGATCGGATGGACAACAAAGATCTAGAACAATATGTCTGGGATAGTCTAACAGACTACTATGAGAAAATGACTGAGCACGAACTCATAGAACATATAAATGAAATGGAAGACCCAGAAACCGCAGATGATATTATAGGGTCTTGTTATGGTACGAATCCACCCGACTGTTTCATTGTAGGACGGGATGACGTACCCAAAGTGACAGCTAGTGCCAGTCCACAAACTGACTACTCACGCATCCCATCACGCTATTGAGTGGTTATAATAAAAGAGTAAAGCAAACAACTCTTTTATGATCCGACTTGAACTGATGATGGGACTGGACATCCCCGATGCTGGTACAGTCACTGACGCAATGTTTGATGATTTTATCCGCACCGAGATTGCACCACATCTTGACTATGCAACCATTATTGACGGTGTTGGTCTTTGGAAAGGCACCCGTGAAGATTGCAAAATCCTCGTTATAATGGCAGCAGAGTCTGACCAATCAAATCTTGAATCAGTTCTTAGATCAATCGGCAAGGCATATGCTAAGGCATTCCGTCAAGACTCGGTTGGTTTAGTTTGCACACCCAATGTTCCTATGGAGTTAATTAAGTGAACGAATTCGACACAAACGCAGTTGATGATTTGATCCGAGACTCTCTCGGATCAGATGAGAATCTTGAAATCTATCTTGCCGACGTGCCAGAAGATGAAAAGGTAATTGCCCAACTTATGAAAGAGGTTCTGTGAATGATCCGAATCGCCAATCTCTTTCTAAAACCATTCAATCGCAAACTCGTTCTATTTCATCACAAATGACTCAAGAGACTTACGACCTACTTTGTAATGATCCTTACATCAAGTATTATTTCACAGTAGAGACCAATCAACAAGTAGCTAAGACAGTTTAAGAACTGTCACTATACACCCCCATTCCTATGAGTGGGGGTTTATAATTTAAGTATGAACAAAAACATCTTCATCACAAACGAAGCAGCACGCAAAGACCCCGTTGTCGTTGCTGCTATGAAATCCATCCTACGCCAGATGGAAATCGAAACAATGAGGGATGCAACTGTGCAACCCCACACCCGTGAAGTCTCACCCGTCAATTTCTTACAAGATGTGATGGACGACCTCGGAGATCCAGTTCTAAGAAATCGTGAGCGTGATGAGTATTACGCTAACGGTTGGGCAGATTCTCACAACGGAGTTTGGCAATGAGAATCGTATTAGTCCTCGGAGTATTAGCATTTGGTGCCGTCATTGGCACCAACCTAATCAACTCAGTTGATCAGATCCAACAAGACAAGATGGATCAGATTTGTCAAATCGACCCTAGCTATTGCCAATGACTTTTAAAGACAAGCGTTGGGGATCTTATAAGAAGTGGGAGGACCACTCCTACATCTATTTTGATAAGATCGCCAGAGGTCTAATGATCTTTAGACCCAAACCCGAACCAGTCCTACTATCCAAACTACCAATCATTGCTTATGAACACTTCAATTAGATTCTGGACACCCCAAGACCAGAAGTGCAGGTATATGAGTTTCTCGACCTATGCACTCGCCGTCCAAATGATTGAGGAGTTTATCAAGATCGGAGTCAAGGCAGAGATCAAACTCTACTAAGGACAGCACCCCTCTAGGACAGTTAACCTAGGGGGGATTTTTATATGAGAATTCGGCAATGCTAATCTATAACGAACCGATCTAGCGAGATAAATATTTTTTTGAGAAAAAATTTCTCTTATAAGGAAAATTTCTATTATGGCTACTAAGAAACCTTTTTGGACTGTATCCCGTGTACACGAGGGTAGCAAATTATCTTCGGGTGTGATATACTGGAGAAAAGACAGTATCTGGACAAGCACCGTCGAGGACGCTCATAAATTCCGTTCCACGTCTACTGCTGAGAAAGAACTCGATAACCTTAAACTAAGTAACCCCGATGCCAGAGTCGAAAAAATCACCCCAAGAGGATAATACCAAATGGATGGAGAGTGTAGTCAATGAAACTGTAATTCGCTCAGACAATAAGATCCTCGAAGATAAGATCGATAAGTTACAGAAGGAAGTGGATGCACTCAAAGCAAGACCTATAGCAAAGATTATGTACCGCCCACCAGGACATACGAAGCACTTACAACTTGCTGAGTACTTGGATACACTTGAAAATAGGTTAAATACAATAGAGCTAAGAATAGAACTTGACGTGTAATTTCCAAGCAGGTTTATCCATTACTAGTCCATATGGTAGTAACTTTACCTATGATGCGACTGGACAGGATCCTGATGACAACTTGTTGGGAGGTAATGACGATGAGAATTACTTTGAGTATATCTTTACGTTAAACACTGTCACTTGTACTGATGATGGTAGTTGTGATACGATGACACCATCCAGTATAAGGGTTACTGGTACCGAGCAATATTTTACGTTATGGATATGCGATAGCACGACTAGTCGTATATCAGTGCGAAACAGCAGTGGGCAGTTTAAGGTAGGTGAGACTATCACAGCACCTAATGGTGCTACTGGCACTGTAAAGGAATGGCATAACTTCCGAGAGGTTAATGGTTTAGATATTATAGAGTTAGACAATCCTTCTGGGAACTTTCCAGGTGAGACTGTAACAGGGTCTGAATCGGGCGTGACCGCCGACTGTGTTGCAGGATGGTTCGATAGTCCTGGTAGTACTTTAGTCGGAGGGCAAACAGTAAGTACAGAACCTGTTGTAGCTACGTTATCTGGGTTCTATGCCTACCCGAAGAAGGTTTCCTATACAAAATACCTAAGTCCGAAGTGTGATACCCTTGTGGACGTGTGCGGACCGATTGCCGAGACGCACGACGAGACAAAGGGATGGATGGAGATGTTTGAAGATGGTCCTGATACCTGTGACTTCAAACAAATTAATAAACAGAATAGAGAACTACTACAGGATGAATGGGGAAAGACCACTACTGCTTGTAGTAGAGAGAGCACGTGGCCGATTAATGCTGATACAGGTATATACGTTGCAGTACCATTACTAGGAGAAGATGAGAATGGTAAACCCTTAGGAATGCAAGAGTATATTCATCCTGGTTTACAGGAGACTATGCAGAAGAGTCTAGACAATTATAATAAGCAAATGTTGAGTATGTGTGATAGTGGGGGTGTCACAGATATGCAGCAGTGGGTACAACTAGAACAATCACTTACAGATCCAGTAAACCTAGAGTTCCAAGCAGATTATATCATCGATGGTGCCCAACAAACCTATGTTAACCAGATGGATGCTAACCTGAACAATACTTCAGGTAATAGTGCTGAGTTCTGGAGGGAGGTAAGGACATATAACTGCGAATTTAATGATCTAGTTGATGGGGCTATAGCAGCAGAGGAGCACGCTATGGCAATAGAGGCGAATCAACAGACGATAGTACCTCAAAACTGGTATACAGAGAAGATGCAAGAGTGGTCTACCTCTTCTTTTAGGGGTGTACCCTCTGCTGGACCTAGAATTAAGTGGAATATCTTTGAATATGTCCCTCATAGTAGAGGAAGACAGGAATTTCCTTACACTATAGTGGGTGGATGGTACTGTTCTGACCTATTAGGTACTAATGTAGGTACTACAGACACCTTTACATACAATATTAACTTAGAAATCAACTCAAATTGGTCTACTTATAGGGATTTACTAGCAGAAGCAGTGGAAAGACAAGGTAATCCTTATGATGATGTCCTCATTGCACAGATAAAAGCGTTTGTTGACCCCTCTCATAGTACTATTACACTGTTCGATTACGATATTGCGAACTTCCCTGAGTATGGATACCTAGAATTGAACAACTATGAGTATGCTGGACAAGGAATAAGTGCCATTACAGCACTAGATCCTGGTTTAGGGTATATGAATACACCTACTGTTACCTTTAGTGACCCTGATTTACCTGGTGGTACAGTAGCTACAGCAGAGGCAGTGGTGACAGGAGGACGTATATACGGTTATAAGCTCCTTAATGGAGGTAGTGGTTACATACAAAGCCCAACGATTAGTATCTCTGCACCCAATCCTGACCTCAGTGCGGTAGCTGATGTGGTTACAGGGAGCAGTTATATGATCAATATCGATATGGAAGCGTACCCATTACTCTTTATGGGAGTAAGAGTGCAAGATGATCTAGGTCAAATGGACATAAGGGGTGTGAAAAGGAGTATACCTGGTGTAGAATTCCAGTGTACTGCGGATGGTACGAACGTACTAGTAGTAAATACGGTGTATATTGAGTCGAATCAGGAAGCAAATGACATTGACCTAGACGATATACAAGCTGGTATGATCATTGAAGGGTTTGATGACCCTACAATTTACGTACAACAGGTTACTTTAGCGGGTGCACTCATCCAAGTAAGTCAAAATATAGCTGCTGGTGTGTATCGAGTGAACACAAAGACCGCAATTCAGATGGATGCTTCCTCAAATACGACACTTACTGGTGTAGATTTCACTTTTACCGCCCCTCAAGTGTCAAATGCGACCGCATATACCCGTTTATTCCTCCAATCGGAGACTGGTAGCTCCTTTACATACGAAAATTCACGTGAAATTGCTCATTTTGACGGAAAAACGCAAAATGAAGACGGAAGTGTCACTCTAAATAACCTATTAAGGACTAGAAAGCAGACGGAAGGCAAACAACACCTCCGCAATGACCATACTTTCTTACATATTTACATATAATGTCAGCTTTTGGACTAACAACAGGCGTTTGTACGGGTCACGGGTGCTGGCCACCCCAAGGATACGCTCCTTCACCCGTTACAACCGTCAAAGTAACTAAAATTGCACCTCTTGTAAGCACACAAATAAGAAATGTGCACTGCAAACCGTGTGGAAAGAACCCTGCGTGCCATCCAGGCACTGTTTCAGTGGGTTGTGCTACAGTTGATTGCGGAGTAGGTGCTCCTTCTGTACCACTTCCTGTCGCTAAGACAGGTAATGCGGAGACAGATGCGGTATTAGCGAAGATTGGACCTAAGATATGTCCTACAGGATTCCCTCCTGCAAAAATTGGCACAAGTATCAGTTGCGGATCAAAGGTTGCGGTAGGTGCCCCTAATGTGCTATTATGTACGGGAGGCAGTTCGATCTCTAAACTTGCTGCTCTCGCTGCTGCAATGGCAGCTCTGGGTTCGTTCCCTATACTATCAATTCCTTCTATTGGAGGAGGTGGTGGTTCAGGGTCACAATCTCCAGGTGATAACTCTGTAACCGATTGCTCTAACTAATGGCACTTTACAACAACTCGACTAAAAAAGAAGCAACTCCCAAAAAAACTCGTCAAGGTATGGGTGCACATTCTAAGTACTCTGCTACTTCTAGGAATGGTGCTAAGAAAAGATACCGTGGACAAGGAAGAAAGTGACTTATCAAGCATTACCTAAGTGTTTGCACGTAAAAGATAGCCCTGTCGCTGGACAGGGTTTATTTGCCACTGAGGATATACCTGATGATGTTTATCTGGGTATATCACACGTAGTTGTAGACAGCACCATTATGAGAACCCCTTTAGGTGGGTTTGTGAACCATAATGAGGAACCTAACTGCACAAAGGATCTAGAGATGGAAGAGTGGGGACAAATATATCATATGAGAACTCTTAGACCTATTAAGAAGGGTGAAGAGTTGTTTTTAAAGTATACATTCTATAAGGTAAGTTAAAAGTCGCTAAATAAAGTCACGACCTCGTGTATTAGTGTATGCCGAAGGCTATTGACTTTAAAGACGTATCTATTTCTTTAGGTATCAACCCTGTCACTGAAGACGTTCTTACTACCACAGACGAAATTGCGGTAAAAAGAGCGTTATATAATATTGTGATGACAAGAAAGGGGGAGAGGTTCTTTAAGCCAGATCTCGGTAGTAATGTTGCTGATTTGTTATTTGAACCTCTTGACTCTGCTACTGCGTCTCTTCTAAAGGAGGAGATCGAGTATGTGATCACAAAGTACGAGCCTCGTATTAATCTTCTTCGTTGCGACATATCTGCCAATTACGATAGTAATGGCTTTGACTGTGCAATATCATTTGAGATCATCGGAATTCAATCCGATGTCCAAGTACAGGATGTAGAATTCTTCCTAGAAAGAACCAGATAAATGTCTTACGTTCAAGTTGCCAATTTAGACTTTACAGAGATTAAATCATCTCTGAAAGAGTATCTTCGATCTAATAGTGATTTCACTGATTACGACTTTGAGGGTTCAACTCTTAGTACCCTGTTAGACGTACTCGCTTATAATACGTACTACACGGCGTTTAACGCCAATATGGTAGTAAATGAGGCATTCCTTGAATCAGCGACCCTCAGGGACAATGTGGTGTCTCTGGCTAAGCAAATAGGTTATCTTCCCAAGTCTTCAGTATCTCCCACAGCAGTTTTAAACATCGATGCTGATTTTAGTACGCAGAATAATATTCCAGCAATCGTTAAGATGCCTAGAGGGTCACAATACCTTACTAGGATCAATGGAACTACATATTCATTCATTACAGCCAAAGATTATGTGGTTGGATTGAATAGTCAGTCCATAGCAAAATTTGAAGGTGTTGAAATTAAGGAGGGAAACTATGTTATTGAAACATTTACATTTAATGCTGCCATTCCTCAAAGGTTTATCCTACAAAACGCAGGAATCGACACCAGCACTCTCAAGGTTACTGTTAGACCAACATTTAATAGTACTAGTGTGGTTGAGTATCGTCTAGCTGATAACATTATTGGTTTTGATGGTACATCACAGATCTTCTTCTTACAGGAAGGTGAAGATGAGCGTTATGAGATCATCTTTGGAGATGGTACCCTAGGTAAGAAACTAGATACTAACAATTATATCGAAGTTTCATATATCACCACTAATGGTGCTGCTGCAAACGCTGCTAGAGTCTTCTCTTACGGTGCTGTATTGGAGGATCAGGTAGGTGGGAATGATTATGCACCTACGATTACTTTAACAACTACTACAGCAGCGTCTGGAGGTGAATCCCTTGAAACGGTTGACTCAATTAAGCGTAATGCTCCGAAATTTTTCAACACACAAAATAGAGCAGTTACCGCAGATGACTACGAATCCATTATCCGTCGTATTTTCCCTGCGATTGCTGACATCGTTTGTTATGGTGGAGAAGATGCTAGCCCTCCAGAATACGGAAAGGTTAAAATCGTCGTAAAGCCTAGCTACGCTACTAAATTAAGTGCGTACACTAAGAATTTGATTGCTACAGACCTTAAAAAGTATGCTGTGGTATCAGTTACCCCTGAAATCGTTGATCCTTCTATTACATACGTTGAATTAAACTCAAACATCTTCTATAACAAGTCTAAAACGACTTTGAATGAGTCTGAGTTGAAAGCAGCAGTAATTAATTCGTTAACTACCTACAGAGGTACCTCAGATCTTGAGAAATTCAATGGTAGGTTTAAATATAGTCGTATCGTTGGTATTATTGATGCTACCGATGAATCGATTACATCTAATGAAACAGAAATCAAACTAAGGAAGGATTTCATTCCTGTATTGAACACTGTTACTCAATATGAGATTTGTTATCAGAACGTAGTTAAGAGTGGATGCTCAAATCCTTCTGTACAGAGCAGTGGCTTTGTAGTAGCTGGGTATCCAAGTGATATCGTCTACTTAGCAGACGATCAAAAAGGTAATGTTTACCTATACAAGATCGATCCTACAACACAAAGTCGATTTGTCCTCAATGCACAGCAAGGAACCATCGATTATAGTAAAGGAGAGGTAATGTTGAATCGGTTAAATATAATCAAAGGAACTTATGATGATGGAAGGATTGAACTTCGTGTCAGTCCAACAAACAAAGATATATACGCATATCGGGAAGCATATCTAAGTCTTGATTTGCAATCTAGCGTATTCCTGATCACCCAAGAAGCACTTATCTGATAAATGGCAGGTCCAAGTCTAGCAGCACTGATTGAAAGTCAGTTACCTGATTTTGTTGTCGAGGATTATCCCCTCGTTACGAATTTCCTGTCCAAATATTATGAAGCATTATCAATAAGTGAAGGACCACAGGATATTCTTAACAATTTCGAGAGATATCTTGATGTAGATACATTCTCACCTGAGATTCTTGTTAAGACAGCAAGTTTAGATATAGAAATACCTCTAGGTACTGATAATATTCATATTACAGTCGATTCGACTGATGGATTCCCTGATAGTAACGGGATGATAATGATTGATCAGGAAATCTTCCTGTATGAATCTAAAACAGACACACAATTCACTAATTGTGTCCGTGGCTATAGTGCAAAGACCAAAGTTGGTGACTTATACGAACCAATCAACTTTGTAGAGTCAGTTGCTGCTGTTCATAAGCAGTTTGCAGTTGTCAACAACCTAAGCAACCTTCTACTGGCTGCTTTAATCAAGAATTACGAAGAACAGTATACTAGCGGTTTCCCATATCCTTATCTTAGAGACACAACAAACAAGAACCTCTTAGTTAAGAGGATAAAGGACTTCTATAACGTCAAAGGTACACCACAGTCACTGGAGTTCATCTTCCAGATGCTGTTTAGTGTCAAACCTGACATCATCTATCCAAAAGAGAATGTTTATAAGGCATCTGAGTCTGGATGGAACAATAAAGAGCTATTAGTATGTGAAGTTATATCTGGAGACATTAGAAAGATCGTTGGTAATGAGGTTATTCAATCTCCTGATCCATATAACCCCGAACTGACTGCTGCGACTGCTATTATCGACAATATAGTCGGTGAACCTTATCAAGGTAGTCTACAGTACACTTTAACTATCTCACCTGGTAGTAAAGAGGGTGTATTTGCTATTGCACGTCGTACATTCTTAATGAATGACATTTCTGCCAATGCAGGTCTTGGAGATCGCATCGATGTGTTCTCTACTATTGGATTTCCAGAGAAAGATGGTCGTGTAATCATTGGT